AGGACCTGGGACTTATGGTTTTATCCGTGCAGTTCTGGAGAACGCGATCTCCAGACTGACACGCGCCTAAGTGGGGGAAGCTTTCCGTTTGGCCAACAGTAAGCCCACTAGGACTTTCGCTCTTTTTTACTTTATCCAACACTTGTATCCCTTGCATTTTTCCTTTAGTTCTCCACAATGCTCGCAATAGTCCTCAAGAGGGTGGTCCAGCACACGATGACTTTGAGGCGCGTTATATATCATTTCCTTCTTTGGCTGTTGCACGGGCTTATATAAGGCTTCCCAAATCATTTTTATTTTCTTATTTTTATTCATAATATCCAATATGATACAGACTTTATAAGTTAATACAAGACTTATTTTATATAAATAAGGTTTTTTGGTATTTTCTAACCTGAACCTCACCTATAGGTTTTTGCTGTAAGCTATTGATTTTATTAAAGAAAAAAATTCTTCTAACTTACGCCAAGTTAGATAAAAACTGCAATAAAATCAATGGGTTAGAGAAACCCTATAGAAAGAAAACCTCACCTCACTTCTGCACACACAAAAAGAAACAGCAAGTTAGGAATTTTTTCAGAATCTCAGGTTAGAAAGTTAGAGTGCTGAAAAATGTTGCTATATAAGGGGTTTCCGTCTAACTTCTGTCAGGTGAGGTCCAGGTTAGACAGGTTAGAAAATAAGGGTTTTATTACTTAAAGTTACTGATATAATGCTTGTATGTCTAAAAAAGTAGATAATTGTTACCTGGGAAAGTTTTGGGACTCAGAAACAAAAACATTTAAAACATGGAGTGAGATATGCCAAAAGGAGTATCCGGAAACATCTCCGGAAGAAACGAAAAACACCTGACGCATAAGCAGATCCGCTTTGCTAAGGAGTATGTGTATAACGACGGGTCCAAAACCCAAACGGAATGTGCGCTAGATGCAGGGTATGCGGAAAGTTCTGCGGCCGTGCGTGCTTCTGAGTTAACTAATCCACAAAAGTATCCGCTTGTCGTTCGCTACATACAGGCACTCCAGGCGGAAGTAGATAAGAAATATGAAGTTACCTTTGGGCGTCATGTTAGGCAACTAGCTAAAATAAGAGATCAAGCTATGGAGAAGGGCAATCTCACGGCTGCGGTTTCTGCTGAGGTCCAACGAGGTCGAGCAGCAGGCTTGTATGTTGAACGTAAGGAAGTGCGCACCGGCACGCTTGATTCTCTCAGCGAAATAGAGATAAAAGATAGGATTAAGAAACTTTTGGGAGATTATAAACCGTTGTTAGAAGTAGAGGACGCTGAAATAATTAGTCAGTAAACACTTTTAAAAATTTATTAAATAAACTTTCCTTATATTTTTCCCCTTCGTAGCCTTTGGGAAAGTCATAAGTCTTTTGGCCTGTGCTTGTGTTTTCTATCTCAATTCTTCCGTCCTGGAATTTCGTTTCTATTTCTCCGTTGTTGAGATGTAGATATAAGGGCTTATTTTTCCATTCCCTAAAAGCAATTTGCCTTTTGGTTTCTTCAACCAGGTGGGTGTATTGAGTCATTTGTCTTTCTCCTTTTCTTTAACGTATTCTTTAAAGTCTGGGGTCAATCCTACTTGTTCTATCGGTATCTCTGCATCATCATATTCTTCCCACTTTAATTGCTTGAGAGCCTTACTGTGTCTGTCCTCTAGTGTATGAAGTATATCTTGTAGCTTGTTACTCACTCTAGGGTGGGTATCAATGGGACAGTCGATACAAAGTTTATAGTGCGGAGATTTGTTTTTACTATAGATAGCCACATACACCAGGAGATCCAATAATTGATTGCGTCTAAAGATCTGGATTAATCCTTCGGCTTGTGCCTTGTTAAGATAAACTCTTTTTCTAATCATAATGTCCTCACTTTTGTTTGTTTAACTCTAGGGGGGTGTTCGGTTAGTATAATGTCTTCATAAATCTCGCTTGTTACTTTCTTGCGCTGCTCTGGTGTTACTCTTGATAGTATTTTAATATCTCTTTTCTTTGGCTTGTAGGTTTTCCAATAAATAGCTTCTGGCGGTTGTGTTCTCCAAGTCCATTCTATCGTGCCTGCGTCCTTTGAGTCAAAATGCAAAAGAGGGTCGCAAGGGAATTTATCTTTGTAGAGCATTACTTTACTCATTCAGCTATCTCCTCATAACACGCACCACATAACATTTTATCTATAAAAGGCACTTGGTCTAAATCTTTATAGCCATTTTCTTCATAATTATTTTTATCAATAATATAACCAGCTTTATAGCCACACCTGTTGCAACAACCTCTATTCATTAGCTTTTCTCCTGGTTAAATAAAATCCATGTAAGGCCGAGCTTTAGCTTTAGCCACTTCGATATTGTCCGTGCCTAATCTGATCGTAGGCTTACTTGAGTCTGCTGACACTAAGACATACTCGCCGTTGTGTTTATCTAGTTTGTATTCTCCTGACATTTATAACTCCTCTGTTAGCTTGTTAATAATTTCTCCAATCACTCTCTTGTGTAGCTTTCGGTCTTGAATAATTCTCCATTCGTCATCGTGTAAGGTAATAATAGGCACTCCTTCCTTTGAAGGAAAAACAAAATACTTAATAGGCTTCCCCATTTCTTTTGATTCAATTACCTGCACTCCTTCGTAAATACTTGTGATCTTGTCCCAATAGGCTTCGGTAAATTCTAGTTTAGGAGTCATTTTTCTTTCTCCAGGCTTTCGCTAGTTCATTAGCTTTTGCTATAGCTACATCAGCTTCTTTCGCTGCAATTATTATTTCTTCTAAAATCTCATTGGTTTCGGTGTTCGTAACTTTTAGTTCCCACTTCTGCGTGCCATTACGTTTTTTTCTTAATACTTTTGCCGTGCCTTGTATTCTACGTCTTGGCACTAAGTTACTTCCGGTTTCGTATTGCCAATTATCTCCAAATTTCATTTAGCTTTTCTCCTCTATTTCTTCATACTTCGTTCCTCTCGTCAATCTTCTCCATATACTTTCATCGTGATCTGGAGTATCACAAATATCAGCAACAACTTCTTTAATCATATCTCCTAATTGGTAGTGGCTTACGTTGTCATCATCTTTGTTGGCTCTGATTAGAGTTTCTATATCCTCAATCATTTCTTGTTTAAGCATTATCGGTTTCCTTTTTTTGTTGTTCAATTACCTCAAATCCTTCGGTTACTAATCTGTCCATAAACCATTGTGCTTTGAGTAAATCCTCTTGTCCGTTCTTCTCGGTGTATCTCCACAAGTATTTTTGGATAGATCCTTTCAGATAGCCATGAAATCCCTCTGTGGATAGACTTGCTTTGATTGCGTCTATGCACTCAATCTCGCTGTATCGGTAGTGATTTGGGTTGATGTTGTCACTCATTCCCCTTTCTCCTTCTTTTTGATTCAGCTAATTCTTCTCTCATTATTTTAAAAACTTCTGTGGTGTCCTCTACTATGTTGTGCTTGTCCTCATGTGCTTCGGCTTGTTGGAGAATACCTGGAGTAATACTTACTGTATTTGTTAGAGTCCCCACATCATAATTAGAAGGTGTGCTTGTTGTTTCTAACCTTCCGTTATGCCATACTCGATAAACTCTGTCTTCAGTCCTTCCCACAGATGTTTTCCTGCTGACTGCGTTAATTCCCTGCTTACGCATTAATTGTGCCATAGCATTGGCTTGACTTTGGGTTAAGTCTCCAACGGAATCGCCTTCTTCCATGTCAGCTATAAGTTCTCGGTATCGACTATTTCTACTATCTACAGGCGGAATCTTTATATGTTTGTCTATTTTAAGTTTCATGCTATCTCCACTTTTTGTCCTTTGAAGTCTAGGTTTATAACATTTCTGTCGTGGCGTTTGCACCACACTTGCAATCCTTTAGCTGTCCAACCTGCTTCATTGTCTGACCACTCTTGTGGAGAGGTTAAAGGTGGAAGTTCGTCCAAACATTCTTTACAATGAAAGAACATTTCTATTTTATTCTCTGCCATTAGCTTTCTCCTAATAGTAAATCTTCGCAGTCAATATCTGCTTCTGCGTTTTCAAAACAAGCACCTTCATCACCCATACAACATCTGTCGATACCTACGCATCTACCTTGTTTATTGAATATTTTGTAAGCATGAGTTCCTAGTTCATCTCCATGTAGATTATCAGTCTCCCAATGCTTCACCCATTCCAAAGAAGGTTTTTGTTTATACACTTTGATTGAATATCCCTTATATTCTTTTTCATATAGTTCTTCTTCCATTACTCACCTCCATTTCTACTTTTTCTACCCTTCACAAAATTATCTGGACCAACAATCTGCATGGATTTACCATTGTTAAGAACCCAGCCAGCTGGACCTTTCATGACTGCTTTGCCTTTATATTCACCAAATTTAGTTTTAACAGTTATGGTGTCACCATTTTGAATATCGTTATATTCCATCACTCACCCCCTTTTTTTAAAACAATTTGCTTGTCATTAAATTCCATACCACAAAAATAACCTTTTTCTTTTGCGAATGGTTTTCCTTTTTCAACAAGATTAATTAAATAGTTTTTCTTAATTATTTTTTTTATTCTCTTTACAAAACAAACAGGAACAATAAAACCTTCTTCCATTTCTGAAATAAAATCGTCTATTCCTCTAAATTCTAAATCCAATAAAATATCTGAATCACTAACTTTTTTCATTACTCTACCCAATTATTTTTAATAAAAGCATTGTTTGGTAGAGGGGATTCCAAAGTTCCTTCTGAATGTTTTTTAATGCAATCTCTTATAACTTCAATATCTACATCTTCATTAAGTAATGCACTAAACCAACCCAAGTCTCCCCAATAATCATACTCATTATTAAATTTTTCCACTATGTCCCAATCAAAGTAAAACTTTTTAGTAGTTCTATTATTGTTGGAATCTTTAAAAACCAATTCTTTAACTTTATTCTCTGCCATTAGCTTTCTCCTTTTTTTCTAAAATCAGATAAAAGTTCTTTTGGCAATCCCATACTTAGCAGTTCTTCATCGCTAGATGTATCTTCTATCTTTAATATTTTTGCAATTTTATCTAAAGTCTTTTGACCACTACTTGATAACCTGTCGTAATCAAAATATAAATCAGATATAAGTTTTTTAACTTCTTCCATTACTTTTCTCCTAATAGTTTAGGCTCTACATAGTCATAACATTTTTTGCAATACCTACCTCCGTCTCCATAATAACTTGAGAGAGCTTTGCAACATGATGTTTCTATGTCGTAGCCTTTTTTGTTTATAAATATGTATTTCATAGACATAACTCTATAATAAATCTCCCATAAATACAACTCCTTTTTACATATTTCTGTATAATACTTTTACTGTGGCGAAACCTGAAAGTTTATTTTGGCAACAAGTTAAGAAAAATCTCAAAGAGTTTTCCTTTATCCGTTTGGAATCGTGGGTAAATCATGGTATTCCTGACGTATTAGGCACAACCAAAGAGGGAATTTACTTTACTGTTGAATTGAAGGTAACGAAAAGTAATCAAGTTTCCTTTTCGCCACATCAAATCTCTTACCATGAAGAACGTAAAAATTCCCCTGCGTTTATCTTGGTCAAGAGGGTCTTGGAGAGTAGTCCAAGAAAATCTAAGATTTATATCTATTCCTCTGACCAAGTTCTTTCCTTGAGTAAAGAAGGTCTTTCCCTTTCTCCCCTTTCCCTTTCCGACCCAATCAATTGGTCCTTTGTCCAAGAGCATTTGGCTTTCCTCGTTAGAGGAAGGACGAAGGATCAATTGATTGGGTCGGAAAGGGAAAGTTAAGCTTGCTTGTTTTTTCTATCTTATTTTCCCACCGGGATGCCGCTTAGGCATCACACCGGCTCGCGCTTCGCGCTCGCCAAAGCAAGCTGAAACGTTGTTATAAGAACGTTTCAGCTTGCTTGTTTTTTCTAGCTTATTTCCCACCGGGATGCCGCTTCCAGGTCTGGACGCCGGCTCGGGCTTCGCCCTCGCCAAAGCACGCTGAAACCTTGTATTAATAAGGTTTCAGCGTGCTTGTCTTTTCTTGCTTGTCTTCCCACTGGGATGCCGCTGCCGCCGTTTTTAAAAAACAAGCAAGCGTTGGTAATAAGCTTGCTTGTTTT